AATGTAGCAGCAGTTGCAATACCAGATACATTCCAGTTTCTAGCATTAGCCTCGTCATAAACGAGGTCTCCTGTTACATTAAGGTTTCCGCCAACACTAAAGTTGCCAGCAACTGTACCAATACCAGCAGTGTAGAAATCATCTACAACAGTCCAAGAAGCAACTCTTGCCTGATCATCTAAGATTAATACTTTAGATGCTTGTGGTTTTCCGTAATCGGAAGGATTTTCATTAAAAAGACTGGTATAGTATTCACCACCAATAGGAATGGGTGCTGAACCAGGACCAGCTGGATTACCAATATATAATTTTTTGTAAGATTTGCCAGCACCAACATCGCTGGTATCGTAAGTATAGATTAACTCACCGAACGATACGCCAGTACCAACGGGAGCGATATTAGGAGGCGAAGTGCCAAGTGTCCTTTTGAGGAGGATAGTTGCGGACATTAGTAGACGCCTCCGTCAATGATGGCAGCGGGGAAATTCTTCGTTGTTTTAAATGCGTTAGACGCAGCTTCATATACCAAAATGCTACCGTCTTCCAGGCTAGATGCATCAACATCTGCGAGCAAAGTTAATCGACCGCCAGAACCCCCGCCTAGGGATCCGCTAGCAATAACTTTTACTTGATTTGATGTGCCAATTCGTAATGAGGGCATTACTTTGTAACTCCTGCTCTGACTAGGACCATTCCTTCAACGACCTTGTACTTGAATCCACCAGAGTCTTCGAGATTCACATCATATACATATCGCCCTGGTTTAATATCAGTTGTAAGCGTAGATGCCAGAGATATCTGGATCTGACCTGCTTCTGGATCGGTAATAGTTGACGCAAACGAAACGGCAGTTGAACTTCCCGCCCACTTTCTCATTTGAGATGTGGCGGTATAGTTTGTTAAATTCAAAAATGTGCCTGTATCGTTGTCTCCTAGACTGAACCCATGTTGAAAATCAACACCTGTATCGACTGAGAGATTAGCAATGTAAACTGCCATTCTTTACATCACGGATTATCCTATTAGGTATTTAGTTGCCTTAATTCCTGTAACACTAATTGTATGGTCACTTTTATCTCAGCAACCTCCGATCTAAGAATTTCTATGTCTGTAGGAAGAATAGTAGATTGTGATACATCTGCATATCCATGATATTTTAAAAACTCCGAATGAGGATTTCTGGTCATAACTTATCCACGATTTTACTTAACATATTCTTGATCTCATCGATATCCCTTTTCATATCATCAAGTTCTTCTCGTTCACTTTTTTTGGCATTCTTCTGTCTCAGATAAGACTGATAACTGGAATCATCGGTATTAATGATGGATCCAGTATCAGAATCTCTGAATAAGTGAGAATGTCCTTCAACAGGAATCAGACTCATGCTACGGCAATTGCTCTAAGGTTCTTCAATACAGGATACCTTGCCTGATTAGTTCCAGTGAATACGATTTTGATTTGGAAACCGTTGAAACTAGGAAGATCATCTACAGAGTATGTATACTCTCTATATTGGAGTGGATCAGAAGGAACAAATGCATCTGCTCTACCATCATTTTGGGTAGGATCAATGGTCTCATCTCCAATTCCATCTCCATCAGTATCTCTGAGGTTAAAGTAACCAGGGAACAATTCAAAGTCTGGGGTTACCTCGTTAGAGTCTGTCTTGAGGATGCTATACAGAACACGGAAATCACATTCGATTGGTCTGCGAGCTTCAAATACAACTCTAATTGAAGTTGCAGGATTCTTAATGTAAATCGGGCCCGACATATAGTAAGAAGCATGTGGATCATTGAATCTAGACTTAACTCTAGAATCCGTTCTATAGTCATCAATTGGACTGTTCAGTCTATTCTCATAGAAGAGTGCGTTTGCTCCTTCCAGGTTGACTGTGGGAGAGTTGAATTCATCACCGTTGTTAGCAAGTTCCACTGTAAATGTGAATGACTTGTTTCTAGGTAGAGATCCAAGGCGATTTGACTCATTAACTCTAGAACTAAGAATTCTAGTAGTCTCCAATTGGTTTATTCTATTGAAGTTTAGATCTTCAAAACCAGCATCAACGAATGATGTCTCGCTACCATCAGGAGAGGTGCCTGTGATACTTCTCATTTGCAGAGAAATAAAGTCCTGAGGTCCAAATGTAGCAGCATCAAGTAGAGGTCTTACGGCATCATACTGGATATTCTTAGAAGCATGTACATTCTGACCACCACCAGAAGCTTCTTCTCTGAAGGATACCTGAGGTATATTATTGGAAGTATCATCAGAACCTCTACTAGATCCTCTATCAATCTTCAGATAGTAATCATCAATACCTCTATTCAGAGATTGTACATCATGCTCAGTGTTGATCTTCTGCAGAGAAACTCCAGCGTACTCATACTTGGTGATGATGTCATCTTTGAGATGATTTAGTGACTTAGTTCCGTCAACACCCCTCACAACACCACCAAGACTAGAGATGCCTACGCTAGTGTAAGAAAGAATCTCACTACCAACAAACGCATATCCAGTGTTTGCAGCACTAACAACAGCGCCCTCAAACTCATTAAATTGTTCGGTAGATGCGATAGAAATAGCAGTTTCATTCGACGCAATGTCTACAGACAGTTCTGTAGGAAGAACATCGGATTCAACATCGTTCAGAATAACTGTGTTCAGGGGACTATGCATCCCGTGATTACGATGATTGACTCTAAAGTATTCACCAGTGTAGATACTTCCAGTAGAGTCATATGTAGTTACATCTAATCCGGTGTCAACTATACTACCTGCTCCATGATAATATGTTACATCTGTACCAGTTGTAGTATCAAATTCTTCTGCCTGAACATTAGTCAGATACAGAGTGTCGATACCACCGAGAGAATTGATACCGATGCGAACACCTGAACCAGATCCACCGGTATCAGCAGTAAGAATGCCAACAACATCTCCAACCTTATATCCTCTTCCAGAAGATGCAATAGAGACTCCAGTAATAGCAGAGATACCAGCACCGATTGTTGCGGTAAGTGTTAACCCAGATCCATCGCCAGTAATGTTGTAAGTGCTTACGGGATTGGTAGGAGTACCATAGTTAGTACCACCAGTTTCAATACCAGGAACACCAAGGACGGGACCACCCTTAGACTCAACAAAACCATAGCGATAAGTTTCAGTGCTTTGACTAATCTTACGACCAGGAACAAATACTGTACCAATCAAACCAGAGTTTGAAGTAGTAACGATACCAAGTTTTGCTTTCTTAGGAATAGAGGTAATTGGATCGAATGGAAGAGGTGGTAGAATTCCATTGTTTGGTTCGACTGGAGGGTTGAAGAATGTGAGCAGACCAATATCTGCAGTATACTTTGCCCTATAAAGTTTGAATGTAAGGTCTTCAAACTGTGAAGGTGTCCAGGTTGAACCGTTCTGTGATTTGAACAGAGAACCCATCGCGAACTGCTGAGAGTAAATCTTACCTTGAGCAGAGGGGAGTGTTTGCTGATTCAGTGCCTTCTGACCCATCTGACCACAGAATACCTCATATTCATCACTATCAGAAAGAAGAATGATTGCATAAGATGTATCTGGATCCAGGTAGAATGGAGTTTCAAATCTGACATTAGTTGCTACAGATCCATCGTTGGATGTTGTAATATCTGAAGGACGAAGTGTTGCCTGAGCAGCTCTGTCAATAACAAATAGAGTCGGAGTACCCAGTTCAACTGTTCTAACCTCTACTCTCATTGGAGTAGTGCCAGAATTCTTGGCAGAGAAGAAAATATCTAGCGAGGTAATCCAAGCTCCTTCTGGTCCAGTCACAATCGTTTGCGCCAGCGGGTCTCTTCTTCTTACACGAACAACACGAGTTCTATTAATAACTCTAGTACGGTTTCTAATGACCGTTCTAGTTCTATCAATAACTCTAGTATTATTGATGATTACCGGTGGTGGTGGTGGAGGTGGGGGCGGAATAGTCGCTCTAATATCAATCGTTGATAGATTGGTAATAGTCGTAGTTTCCAGAGTTGTAATTCTAATATCAGTTTGAACAACTCTTGTAGTACCAGTAGCAGTGTATCTACCAGTAGCATGAGAAATTAAGGTACTTCCGGGCGTCGGATTGTTATTCGTCTCGCTAGATGTTAGTCTAAAGTCTCTATTACCAGACCTAACTCTCACCTGAGCTGTAGGAGTCTGATTAGGATCTCTGAGGAAGATGGAACCAATAAGATCACCAAAGTCATCAGATACTAATCTTACGCCCGATACAGTCGCTTGAGCACCACTTGTAAGACCTCTCATCACCATACCGGGAGGTGCAAATCCGAAGAAAGCGCCTTGTGCCTGAGCAGAAAGAGCAACTGTATCAATATTCAGGACAGTAGATGCCTGAGAATATCCGTTGGGAAGAGTTGATGTTGGATCGTATGGATTGACAGTATATGTTGTTGTGGGTGCGTTAAATGGACCTGCCTTATGGTCTGGTGTGCAGAGTCTAAATTCAAATGATGTTCCACCACCTGTAGTGACAATAGATCCTCTTACGGTTTCTCCTGCTTGGAAAGAACCAGTTACTGATGTAACTTCCAGCAGTTTAGGAATAATGTCTACACCTGCTTGATTGTCAAAGAATGGGAAGAAGTTGGTGAATGGTTTTACACCAACTGCTCTAAATTCAATGTTTCTAGAACGGCAGAATGGATCAAAGGTTTCTTCAGCAATGAAGGTGTTCTCTGATCTGATGTCATCTCTTTGTACAGTTCTGCCAGTTTCTCTAGTTGTTACAGTAGCGGAACCGCCAAGAGATCCCCCTCTAGTTACAGAGAAGTTAGCAGCAACTTGGTTATTGAATACGGTAATACCAATTGTATTACGGATAACATTCTGAGTTTCTCTAGTATTAATCCAATTATCAATAGAAGGGTTGAGTTTTAATTCTCCGGTAAATGCAACAACATGGAATGGGTTGATGTTATTTACCTTTGTGGCAAACTCCTGTTGAATGTATACAACCTCCTCATACTTCAAGGAAAGAAGGTTACCAGTTTTTTGAGTATTGTTAAAGTCTAAGAGCGGGAAATCAGTGCTGTAGTCAAGCTGTGATACTGGAAGATCTGATTGAGCTGCAACTTGCAGAGCAGATGAGTCAAATTCTCTCATGGGACGCAATTCCCCAAGATCCTTATCAATCTCACAAGGAGAACTGGGATGCATGAAGTCAAAGGTCTTGAAGTTATCTACGAAGAAACCAGACTTAAATCTGTTAAGACCTTGTGCATCTCTAATTTGCAGACTCTCGGCACTCTTCTCAAGAAGATTCAAACTTGTAACGGTTTCTAAGTTCTCGATTCTATCCGCAAGATCACCAATATCTCTCATGGTGTAGCGGCGGTTATCCTTCAAATATACTCTTGCCTCTTCAGTATCTCTAAGATATGCAGGCAGAAGGATAGTTCCCAACTCCATACCCATTCCTTGATGAACAGGTGGAACTGGTTGTCTGGATGGTTTACCTTTTAACAGGTCAAAATTGCCATCAGGAAGAAGAACTATTTTGTCGATTCTGGGTAGATAGAAATCATAATCAAAGACCATTGACTCATTAGGAGTCAGGATTCTATCTGGTTGATTATCAAAGTTTCTTGCCGTATAGAAGAAAGGTGATACAGTACCAGATGCAGTATTGAATGTAGCAACTCTAGGACGGAAGTCTAATACATCATGTGCTTCAATGCGTCTAGGGCCGATCTGAGGAATATCTTTAGTATATCTTTCCTCATCGTAACTATTAACAGTGAATACATCTCCAGTGTCCCCACTAGGAATGTCATATCTGTTATAGACGATCAGCAATTGTCTGTGGGGAATATATGCTCCTCTATTTCTAACAATTCTAGAATAATCGTAGTATTGATCTCTCTGACCTTTGTCGAGTAGATAACTGCTAGTGACATCTCTATATTTACCAGGAGTTGCTGCTTGCAATACAGCAGTTGTGCTTGACTCTTCAAATGTCAGAGCTTCTAAAACAGCAAATCTATCGCTGGTCAGATATACCACGCTAATTGTATTGTTACCAGCATCAATAGAAACAACCTTAGCAATACCTTTACTAGTTGATCCGAAGATATTTTCACCGATGATAGCACTAGTAAACACATCGTCAGTAGATGTGAAAATCAGTTTGTCCGTAATTGGAGCGTTGCTATCTAAAGATTCGTAGATTGCAACAATATCAGTAGCATCAGGTACATTCAGTGAAATGTCTCTGTCCTGAACTCTCAAACCATACAGTTCGCTATGATTCAGACCATCACCAATACTAATGGCAGGATCAGTGCCTGATGATTTATTTGCGGATCTGGTAACAGCGACTTGTTGGCAACGCTTAAATTCTTTTACCTTGTTCTTGATGTTTGCCTTGATTACAGTGACATTGACTTTCATGCCTGTCTGAGAGGCATCAAGACCTGTAATGGTAAGAGAAGTACTTGATACCGTTACTTGGTTGTCCTCAACTACCGCAATAGTCCCATTGGAGTATTGAACTTGATACCTTTCCTCATCATATGCCGCAAACGACGCATCATCAATATTTACAGATGCAATAGGTACAACTAACTGACCAAGTGAATTTGTAGATTCGTTAGTAACTTGTGCAGACAGTAAGAGGGTAGACCCAGTAAAGTCAACATTAGAAACATTCAGATCAGGAATGACTGATATCAAAGATGCATTCTCAGTGCTAGTATCTTGATTACCAATAGTAATTGGTCCTTCAAAAGTCTTAACAGTTCCCTTAAACAAGTTAGCAACTGTTGTCATTGCACCAACAGTCATGGACTGCAGGTCAGCAGCAATTGTCAATACAACATTCTGATATTGATCACCACCTTCTACAAACCTGATAACATCACCAGGACCGAATCTTTGAAAACTATCAATTCTAGGTGCAGTTACTGTTGCTGTTGCACCAGCCTTTGTGATCTTTACATTGCCAGTTCCTAATCTGGGAGGAATCCTATCATTTAATTTTTTGTTAGCAGTAAAACTGTTACCACTTTGAGCGAAGGAGAATATATCGTTAACACCAAAAGATGTTACTTCTTCTACAGTTCTAGACAGATCATCAGTCCCATTGATGAGAAGTTTTTCTCCCGGACGGAATGATCCTGATGTCTGGGTAACTTGAATAGTGCTAGAGCCAGCACCTGCTGCTACAGCAAATGCATTTGCGCCACTTTCCTCACCAACAATATATGCAGATTCAATAATTTCTGTAGCAGTTACATTATCATTTAACTTAAGGGTTGTATATGTCTGAATATCATAGAGATAGAGATCAAATTCAGTAGAAGCATCTTCATATACTCTATCTTTTGCTGCAAAGTTATAAACTTTAGCATCACCAATTTTACTACTGGTGCCTGCTACATTAGCACTACCACCACTATTAGGTCCACCCATCAGATTAATTCTGTTGGTGAAGGTGGAAATACCAGATACATTGTTTACAATGAACTTGTTTCCCATCTCAAATGGGAACGCTTTATCTTTTACTTCTTGAGTTTCTCTTGGTTTGAAGAAATCAAGAGTCGTAGGACCATCAGTTGAAACATCAAAACCATGAATATACGCCTTACCTGCACTAATTTTTAAGCAAGCAAGATCCTCATTTGGTTCATTACCATCAAATGTAGTTTGATCAGAGAAATATACACCGTCGTTACCCTGTCTATTATTGAGACATTCGGTAACATTTAGTAGAAACTTATTGACCGTGTAGTCACCAGACTCATCAAAAGTTCTTCTAGCAAGATAATCTCTAATTTTAGAGTATTCTGATTCTTTCTTAATAGAAAGAACATCTCCATTATTGACACGCATAACTTCTACGAAGTCAGTGTCATCAAAATCAGTTACAGATTTCTTATCAAGAATAAGACTGATCTGAAGTCGATCAGCACCAGGAGCAGCAAAATTACTAAAACCTTTTGCATTATCATAGAGACTATTATCAGATTTAGCTGATACATTGCTCTCTACAACTCTAAGTCCTACTCTGAACGAAGGTTGCGAACTATATTGATCGAGAATAATTGTTTGTTTTTTTACTCTTACGAAATTACCCCTAATAAAATATACACCCTCATCAACAGAAGCAGCAGAACCAATAGTGCAAGCAGTTAGATCAATAGTAGAAGCAAAAGTGCCACCAGCATTGATAGTTGTGCCACCATAAGTAAATGCCTCCTCAGCAACTAAAACTTCAGATTCACCAAAGAAGCTAAAGTCGCCAGTTGTAGCAGAGTTAATATATTTTACAAAGAAAGTATCATAATCAGTATCAGATTGAGATGCGCTGATATAGTTAATAACCTTAGCGGTCACTCCAGAGGATTGACCCTTTATCCTTTTGCCAATAACATTATTAGCATATACTCCAACATCTACGCCAAGGTGAGTTGGATTTACTTGAACAGCATAATACTGCCCATCAAATGTGACGGATCCAGGGATAACAATGGACCCTTCTTTAAAGATGTGACTACCAAATGTTTCTACCTGATTTTGCAGAATAGATTGTAAAGTAGAAAGTTCTCTAGCCTGTACAGGGAATCCTGGTTTAAACAGGACACGATGATAACCCTTGCTAGGGTCAAAATCATCATAATACGGACTTACATTGAGGTTAGTCTGTTGTGGCATCTTCTTAGAATTCTAAAACGATTTTGATGTCTTCTTTTTGACGCTCATTCCTTGTAATAGATGGTCTATTATCAAGGTATATGATCTCTCCAGTCCTTTTATTTATTTCGGCACCAGCAAGTCCATTTGTAAACTGAACACCCAAATCAACAACTTTACCTGCAGGTGTAGTAGTTGAGATGCCAGAGAATGATGAGTCAATGTTAACACTGAATCCACTAGGACCAGTTATAGCATTGCTAGAAGAGTCAAAGTCAATAACTTTGGCATCTCCACCCACACCAATACTATCTGTAGAATCATAAAGATTGGGATTCAAATACAGATTTCTATCTTGGAAATACTTGACAACTTGTGTACTAATGTCGTAGGAAGCAACATATCCCTTTGCTGTTCCTACACCAGTAATATTTTGTTCAATCTTACCTCCAATGGCAAGAGCTTGACTAGTGTTTCCTGTAAATTTAATTGATTTAGAGGCAGAGAATTCTGAAGTATTCAGAATAGCAGTAGATCCAGCACCTGCAGAAATCGGGTTTTTGATTACACCAATCTGAGCAAATGTAGTGTCTGAAATAAAATCATATGAGGAACTATCAAATCTAGAATAAATTAGAACTTTATCAGTTCCTAGTTCCTTGTACAAGTCAAAACCATGTCCACTAGATGGAGGAATGATTGGGGTCAGTTTGGCAAACTTAGTAGCAGAAGAGTTGATAGAAGAAAGATCAACTCGACCAAAACTGTAACCCTGACCGCCAGAAGTTACAGTTGCAGAAATAATTTGCCCGTTTGTATTAGTTTGTACCCTTACTTTACCTCCAACTCCATCTCCAAGAATATCAAGTTCTATAGGAGTTGACAAGAAGGAATATCCCTCACCCTGCTCGTCAATTGAAACGACTTTAATCTGATTATTGTTTATCGCAGAATCTCCGTTATCTCTAATAACTTTAACTTCATTCTCGGAGGAAGTTGCCCATTCATTAGGAACCGCTACATATTCCGTTGAGTCAAATTTAACAATGTCAGCAGGAGGGACAGTAAAAAGGTATTTCCACAGATAACCGTCGCCACTTGTTCCTGCAGCGGAAGGTTCTAAGTCAGTAAATGTAGGTTCATCTAGTGATGCATTTGCTGAAGATGTGATACCTGCTGAACCATTATTGATACAAATATAGACTCGGAAGTCTTTATTAATAACATAATAGTTTGATGAATACAGTCTGCTAGAGTTTGATACTAATGATCGGTTATTAGTATCATAGTCATGACGGTACATATCATATGATGTACCTTTAGTCCACTGAGTCTTACGAATCAATCTTCTAACATCACCAGGCAATACCTTCCGCCCGAAAAGCATCGTATCATACACATGATTGATATATGTAATATTATCAATCGGAGATGGAGGTTGAACCGTCGTACTATTCCAGGTACTGGTTCTCCCATAACCCGTGATAGTCGGGTTGGCAAGACTTAAAAAAGTAAAGTAGGAATTAGTACCGTCAATTACAGAGTCTACAAAATTATTTGCATTAATAACCCTGAATTGGTCGGTGATAATGGCTGCCATTATTATGAACGGGCGGAGGGTCTAACTTTTTTGTATTTATAAGATCTTCGGCAATCCTCCAGTTCCTCTCAAACCACAACCACGCCTTTGTACAATAGGATAGTTAGTTAGATCTGGGTCAAAAGTAATACCCTTAAGGTTTGCGTAAACAGGACTACCAGCATCTCTGGTAATTCCGTTGAACTTGCCCCAGGTGAAGTAACAGTATGGACCAGCGGTAGAACCAACACCTACAAAATCACTTATATCAGTGTAAGAAGCAATATTGGCAGTCATTACACCAAGACGACTACCAGTTGCAGGTACAAACGAAATTGCATGGTTGTAGTAGATGTTGTCACCATTGAAGGTGCTGATTCCAACAATGTCAGTGTCATGAGTGTCAATACTAGTTACTGCAACACCTGCAGTATTGATACCAGATCCATAAAGTTTGAATGGTTGACCCGTCTGCAATCCAGTAGGATCGTTACCGGCATTTACAAAACTCTGGACATCAAACTGGATCTTGATGCCTAGATCAGTACCGATTCCAGGACAGGTGCTGATGCCTGTAACAACTCCGATGAATCCTTGAATATTAGCCACAAGAGGTTCAATGCTAGTCATATTCTCAAAGTTAATACCATAAACTGCAGTTGTTCCGAATCCAACCTCTGCAACATATGCAAGAGAGAATGACTCGTTTAACAAACCATCAGTGTCTTTGAATAATGCTGTGGAATCAACATATACAAAAGCATCAGTAGTGCTAACGACACCAATTACATTTGCGATTGGATTGATTTGTGCCTCAATAGAATCTCTTGCCTTAGATACAATAGAACCATCGATCAAAATATCCTTCTTCTGCTTGATCCAATCCATCGGTTTGTAGTTATCGTTGCTGATACCTACACCCTGATAGAACGCAGTCTCTACAGTGGCGGCACTATCAACCCTCTTAACGATTCTTTCTGCACTTTGTGCAAAGTTAGGAGTGCTCTTAGCAACCTGATTAAGTTCAATTTGAGAACTCTTTCTCAGTCTAAGATTGTCACCAACCTTAACAATTTCGTTAACATCGAATAAGAAACTATCCTGACCAATAGATCCTCTGTAGAAGAAGATAACGACATTATCTTCTTTAGTAGGAGCAGTTGTAAATTCAATAACAGAACCGCCATCGAATGAATAGTGAATTCCAGGTTCTTGAATAACACCATTGATAAAGATTAGAAGAACAGATGCAAGGTCAATTTCTTTAGAGTCTTGATCATTTCTGTCAATCTCAAAGGAGACAATCTGTCTCTGATATTCTAGAATAAATCTCTTCTGATCACCGTTTTGATATCTCGCAATATTGTCAAGATAATCAATATTACCAAACTGCCAAGATGCTACTTGGTCGGTAAATACATCGACAACCTCAAGTTCAAACGGAGAGAAATTATTTCCTGCCTGAGGATCTGTTGCGAGACCAGTAACGGTAAACTTGTCTCCACGCTTAAATCCATAACCCTTCTTAGAGAGTTCAAACTCAGTAACTGCAAAGTAAGTGGATCCAATTCCAGTTGCAGTGCTGATACCTGTGATTTGTACTGTGACGGAGCAACCAACACCTGTTATAGTCGTATTACCTAGACCAATTCTGGATACCCCTACAACGGGCAGATTTTCACCATTGGGTTCAGGTGGCAATGCATGTGCATTTACATAACCAACACCACCATCGTTAACCGTATATACGAGACTACCACCAGCACCAACTACAGCAGATACATCTGCTCCAGTACCAGCACCACCGCCAGGTCCAACAAATACTGTAAAAGTATTTACGGTTGTAGCAGTGATTGCAGTAAAGATGCCAGCAACAGGATCGGTTGCTCTAGGATAAAGATGGACTCCTAAGAAGTTATCCTTACCGCAAGTAAATCCAAGAGATCCTGTATCAATACCAACAGTATTACTAGTCGTCAAACCATGTGCAGGAACAGTGACAACCAATTTACCCGTTCGTGATGTATAACTAGAATTAGTAGCAGTATGTCTCGTTCCGGTGTTATCAGTGATGGAGTTGATGCCAGCAGATGCAAATCTGTGCTCAAACGCAACATCAGTAATAGCAATACCGATTGTTCCAAAATTAGTATTGTAACCAGAACCAAATGTCAATGGGAAGAATGGTGCAGCAGTACCACCACTTACATAAGTGTGGGGAATAGTAGATGCACCAACTTGTACCTTGAATGTTCTTGCGGATGTAATACCAACAACATAGAAAGGATCATTATGATCTGGGAAGATACTAGTAGTAATACCCTGATAATTTAAAGTCTTAATAGAATCAGTAGCCGCACTGATAAATGTATGTGGAGATGTGCCTGTACCACCAGTCCCAACATCGACTTTGAATGAATTTGCAGTTACACCAGAAATAGTTAGATACTGGTTAAATGCGGGATCAGTTACGCGGGGATATGTATGGTTACCAGGACCCTGTGTACATGTAAATGTAATGCTGTTCGCTTCAATAGAGATTGCATCACCATTTACTAGTCCATGAGGACTTGCAAACGAGATAGTAGAAATACCTGTAGAAGAATCATAAGTGAACCCATTGGGCGTTCCAACAGGATTCTTAGGACATGTAAACGCAAGACCAGCCAACTTGACTGAATTTTCAAGAAGAAGAGTATGGTTGCCAATGGTAGAGACTGTCATAATGCCAGTCTTATTGTCATAAGCAGCATTTTCGATGTTAACGAATGCACCTGTAGTAGATACGCCGATAATTTCTGTAATTGTTCCAGCAGTGTTTACATTGACCTTGACAGATGAACCATTGAACGGTGCGTATCCTCTACCAGGAGTAGATGCAATAGAGACAATAACGCCACCTCTTGGTAACTGGTTTTGGTTAATATCATCCTCATCAATAATTAGATCCGTAAATCCAACTGATGTGATACCACTGAACTGAACACTAGCAGCAGTAGAGACTGGATCTTCAATAATCTTGAAGTTAGAAACACCCTCGTTGTTCTCACCAAATGGTGCTTGGAAGATGCCGTTAATAAACAGTACACCGTTACCACCAGTAGAACCAATACCAGTTACAGCAGCACCAGTCGCTGACAGGTCAAAGGTATTTTGAAGACCATCAAACTGATCAGAGAAGTCATCAAATAATTCGTTAGTTTTATAATCTTGTCTGAGGTAAGTTCTACCACCAAAGGATGCTCTAGGATAAGGAAGGTTAGCGGGGTTGATAATTCCAAGGTCACCACCTAAAGGTGCCTCAGTAAAGTGAATTTGACTGTTGAGGATCTGGAAAGCACCTCTATGGATTCTTGCAACATCACCAACAGAATGACTTGTAGCAATGGATCCAACAGCACCCCTTTCTACCTCAACAATATTCCAGGTGCCAATACCAGTAATAGGACCACCTGGTTGAGTTGCAAAACCAACAGTTTGTACAATAGAGTATTCCTCATCAATCTTTAACAAGTCACCTGAGGCAACTGTACTAAGACCACTAAGAGCAAATGCGGTAACAAAACCATTGACTGCTACATCAAGATCGTAAATGATCTTAGTGAACGAGATTGGTTTCTGAACAATACCGTTGAGAGCGATGATTGATTTTTCATCTCTCTTATTCATAGTGAACCTATGCTGGTTACCAGCAGCAGTTCCCGGTTGGAATGTTACGGCAATACCCTGTCTAGCATCGGTAATATTAGTAGAGATGAAGAACTGATTATTATTGCTCTTAACAATAAAGACGGTGCTTGGCAGAGTAGTATGACCATAACCGGTAACATATTGTAATGCACTAGCAGCAACACCAACGATATTTGATCCTGGGTTGTAAGAAACTTCCTCAGTATTAGAGAAGAAGTGCTTGAAACTTATTAACCCATTTCCAAAATTAATTTGGTTGGGGTTTTGAGGATTAAGATTTCTTTCGTAAATCGGAGTTCCTTCATACTTAAGATCGAAAGTTCTAAGGTTTCTGTTGTTGATACCCAGGTAGGTATTTGATGTAACATTCTCAAATACCTTACCATAGTCAAATGAACCAATACCAGCAAGAGTACCGTTAGGATCATCGTCTTTATAAAGAACTTCGTTGTAAGAAAAGATACTAACCATGCCAGACACGCCAGCATCAGGGAAGAATTCAAGGACAATTTGATTTCCTCTGTATTCTGCACCAAATGTTCCAAGACCAGATGTAGTTCCAACAGCAGCAATTGGTTGCTGTGTGATGAATGTATCTTGTTTTTCTGGATCACTCAAGACATAGATTTGATGTAATGTCTGAGTTTCACCAATCGCTACATGTGCAGTTGTCTTGAATGAAATATCAGTGAATGTTGTGACTCCTACAATAGTAGAAATACCTGTGGTTGCCGATGATCCAACAACAACTCTAGCCGTTCTTTCTGTACCTTCGGGAGTAAACTCAAGATTGAGATGCCTGACGCTAGTTGTTCCGAGACCAACATTCTCAAATGATATGAACTTACTTCTTATGGATAACGGAGTTGATTCATTATGGACATAATTGATCTTAACAACACCACTTTCAATGGAAGAAGTAAATGTTCCCATGAAGTTGGGACTAGACAGACCACCGACACTTTGCTTAGTGTTGAAAGTTGCTAACTCAGTCAGATAAGTATCTGTTCCGTCATGCTGCAATGCCAACTCGACATAATCAATCTTACCGTCAGCATTGTTCACAACAACAAAGTGACCGATACCACCTACAAATGTCGTTGTGCTGAAACCAGTAACTTGTGTTGTAGTTCCAGCGGAAACCGTAATATTAGCAGAAGAGTTAACTACATTACCAGTGTTAATGGAACCGATACCTACATCAGAAGCAAATCCTTGTTGGAATGCTTTAATATCATAATCAGTGTCGAAAGTCTCGTAAGGTTTGATTCTTACTTCAGTAAGGTTGTCATTTGAATTGAAGAAAGAGAAGAACTCTGCATAACCAGTTGCTAAACCAACATTGTTGGTGTTGTTGAGTTGTGCTTTTTGTAGAAGATATGTATTGCCATCTTGTACTACTAAAATAACTTCATTGAACTGATATTGATTTTGAAGAGGATTCGCAGCATCATGCTTGGTGATGATCAAATATCTTGAGAAGTTTCTTCCAGCAACAGCTGCTGCAATAGTTCTATCATCGCTCAGGTCATTAGATTCGTTACTTACGAAGAGAGGTGAGATATCGTCATGCTGAAGAACTCTGTTAGTTTTGTTCAGGATGAAGTCAGAGAGTCTTGTGGACTTAAGTTCTACGAACTTAGAAACATTGTCCGCAGCATTTACATCTCTAGCAAGGTCAAATCCATAGATTGCATCAACCCTCAGAGGATCACTAATAAAATCAAGTACAAATCCACCGGCATCATCTGCAGGTCTCGTAGACTCGCCAGCATTACCGCTAGAAAGAATCTGAGTATTAGCAAAGTTCTTCATCCCTGCAGGGTGAACAATGTCATTTACATGAGTAATGATTTCATCATATGTCTTATCACTTTCAATAGCATATGACATATTCTGATAATAATCATTATCTGGCAAGAATTGGTTATTGTCACCGACTAAACCGATGTTATCCGACCAACCAACATTTGTATCGATTGTAGAACCAATATCAAAGTATCCATCAAACTCACTAATGCTATCAACTTCTGCACGGTCACCACTATTTGTACCTACAAGCAGATCATCGGGTTCCAGAGGTCTGGATCCCTCAATAACCATGACTCCAGTGCTAGTGTCAATAGATCTTAAAATAAGATCTAATTCTAAGTCGTTATTTCTTCTAAGGGATTCATTAATAGAAAATGGGGAGAATGCCTTGGTTACCGCAAATTGTGCAAGGTTTCCTGCCTTAACGATCTGACCAAATCCAGGTTTAACTGTTGCACCAGTTCCGGGGTTGGCAGAGAGAGAAGAATATGCAAATGTTATTTGTCTTGGGTTTACTGCGGAGTTATAATCAGAAATAGTAAAGTTTTTGAACTTATAGTCACCAGAGTTAAATCCGTCGCCATCATTATTAAATTCTACACCCTCAAGAAATACAGACTCACCAACAAAGAATGGTTCGTTAACATATCCTAAAATCGGAGTTGTGATCTTACATGTAAGGAAACCTACATCAGATTCTGCCTCAATAATAGAAATACCGTTACTGTTTCTGAGAGGAGCAAGTCCATACTCAGCACCAGATAATCCTCTTGGTTGTACGGAAACTTCTACTGTGTTTACAGCAGAATCACTCAGTTCACATTTAATAAGACCATTATTGATAATTTCTCCAGTGTTTTTATCAAAGAGAGCAAGTGAAGGAGCATTCAGATACGATTTACCACCAAAAGTAACTTCAGCTGCAACTACTTGGTTGGCATTCTTAATTCTTACAACTCTAGGTAAGAAAGCGTCTGGTTTAAGAGTATTATCAGAAGGATATCCATATACATCAGTTGGAACAGAAAGATTAGACAGAAGGTTAATATTTTCGCCAATTAACTGAAGTTGTCCACTAATTCCAGTATTTCCAATGGATGTAATTGCAGGAAATTTTTCATACCCAAATCCACCGTTGAGTAGACGGACTTTTGCAATCCCACCAGTTGCACCGATAGAAGTTGTGGTATAGGAAAGTTCAACACAGTCAGTAGACAGGTAGTGTGCTTTTTCTGGTTCTAATGCTAAATTAGCACTAAATGTAGTGGACCCAATTCCATCGACAGTATATGTTCCATTATATCCACTATTTTCATATGTAATCTTATTGTATCCAATTACCTCTGTATCGGAAGTGGACATATATCCACCCTTCTCAACACCATAATACAACTCACCACTAAATGACTTGTTGTATTTGATAGTCTTTGTGGGTGTGGCAGAAGTTAAGGTTGTTCCAATACCAACTGTACCAAACTCAGTTACCTCAACATTTGCAGTAGTTCCGCTTCCAACAAACTCATTAAAGAAGTTGTTATCGTAGAATACTTTTAACTTAGACCCAGATAGTGATGGATCATTAAGATTGAAAACAACATTGTTGTTTTTAGTTACCTTAAGTGGTGGATTGATTGGATTGAAGGTCTGCCCTGGGAAACCCGTTGACGCTACACTGACTACCTCTGGAGGATCTTTAAAGAGTTGAACTCTGGAATCAGACAGTTGGAAGTTGTCACTATCAATTTTCAATACAAAATAAGTCTTCTGCTCAAGACCACTGGGAAGACTACTTGCCGTGCCAAGACTACCATATGCTAATATTTTGTATCCAGTCTCAAAACCGTGTCTTTGTACTGTAAATGTATCTGTTATCGTATTAACGCCCGCCCTAGGAATCTCAACAGGATTGACAATTAGATTACCATCAAGAATTTGAACTCTTACATTTGTAGAGTTTCCAATACCCGTAGTAAGTCCAGGTTGAACGACCAGAGTAAACTTGTCACCAATAGAGAGATTATGATTTTCTGAGGCAACTACCTCTAAATCGTTTTTCTCAATGTCAGCATTTTCCTGTTTGTAGTTTGATTCAAAGTAATAGTTTGCCTTGTCGTCACCAGTGCTCGTAAAGAACAGTTCTGCCGTGTCTGGAGTCGTCTTAAGACCAATCGTGGTAGATGTCTTCCTAACAACATATAGACTGCTTGGAAGGGCACTAGGAGCGATATACGGATCTACAGACCTTGTAGCATTAATATTCGTATTACCATTACGGTTGAAGGTAACAATATCATTTGTTCTAAAATCATGATCACCAATAAAAATAGATTTAGAGAGAATTGATCGTGTCTTAGTTACTCCATTAAGAGAAACACTAACTGATGTAGAGAAACCTACAGTTGTGCCTACACCAACCGCTTCTTTAGGGTTGAAGTAATACAAGTCTTGGAAGTTGGAATCAATAGGAGTTACATCTTGTAAAGGAATAGTAAACTCGCTAGTGAAATAAGTTACCGCAGCACCAGCAGATGCAGTGGCAAATCCAGCATATCTCTCAACTCTTACGATATTTTCACGAGGGAATGTGTTAATAACACGCATTGACTCAGTTCCAATACCAATAGAATCTCCAGCAGACACATTAGGAGGAACTGTAGTCACTCTGATATCTGTGATGATTCCAGTGTACCCATTATCTACAAGACCAGCTGTATATGTTGGTAGAGAGATCTTATGGAAACCTTCAAGTTGAGGAACAAATGTGGTGACACCACTTATCTTTACGAATGAATTTTCCTTATACTCATGGAAAGGATTTACTCTAAACTTAACACCATCGCGAATAGTCTTAAAGGGAACACCTGAGAAACTTTGACTAGTGCTAGTGACTCTAGTAATATCTTTACCAAAGACTTTTTGTACATTAGCACTTAGACCACCACCATTAGATCCAGTCTCATCAAATCCAATAGAATCATTTACACTATATCCTTCTCCACGCTCGGTAACTATGATACTAGTAATGGATCCGATACCAAGATTATCTGGACTAGATACTTGATTGTTTGTCAAGTATGGTTGGAAGACATAATCATATGCCAGACCATCACCAAACATATTATATGGGAATGTATTTCTTACCAACTTAGAAGACTCAAAGTCAAAATTGGTTTGATCAATTACTAAACCCCTTACTGTGTTCTCTACAATAGCAAAACTTCTATAACTATCACCAATGAAGTATGGGAATGCTGGTTTGTTTAGGTTATCTACAGTAGCAAAGTATGCGTAAACTCCTAGAGGAAAATCTGGAGTCTTGGTAAATCTACCATTATGCTCGTCAAGAGTTCCTGATCCACTGTAGACATAATCATCTACTAAAGATCCGAATGGGAAATCGGCAGTTGATGGTCTGTTAACAATACCAGTTGCTGAAATTTCGTAACTAGAAGTTTGTAGTTGAACATCCGACTGAATATTATCAGGATCTTTCAGACCAAATGGACCATAAATCGGGTTACCATCATATGCCCAACCGATAATTGGAGAGTGACTAGATCCATCATCTCCATAAAAGTTTCTAACAGAGTTACCATAACCAATATAATTTACAGCGAGACCATCACCGAGGGGAGACAAGAAGTCAAGTTCAGTATCATCAAGACCAAATGCCTTGTTAACCGTAATAGGTCTTAGTTCAGATTCAAGTCTTAAGTTATTACCGACTGGTTGAATATTAATCGTTGTATTTGTGATTGCATATCCAACACCACCAGAGATGACTTTTACATCAGTGACAGATCCTTCTTCCACAACTGCCCTAAGAATAGCGCCACTCGCTAGGGTGTTGGCACTACCAACATTGATTTCTGGAGGACCAGAGTAATTAGAACCAGATGCTTTAACAAATGCACTAATAATTCTACCATTAGAAATAATTAATCCAATCTGCGCTAAAGTTCCTCTAGGAATAGAAATGGTAGGAGCATTTACAAAATTGATGATTGTTGAACCATAATTTTCACCTGGCTCATAGACAAGAGCATCTGTTACTTTACCTCTTACAATAGGAGTTGCAGTAAGAGTTTGTTCTTTTTGATCTTCTGTAAGAACCTTGACTTGACACTCAATCTTGGGGAAGGAGAATCTTTGATATCCACTTCCTTGAGAATCTAAAAATGAATAGACTCTATTGTTAAAGTTAATTTTATTTGGAGACTTATCTCCTTTATTACCTGCCTCAGACAAACGGAACTGACTGTCGTTTAATTTAATTACTTGATACTGCTTAGTAGAACTAAGACCAATGATGGTAGTTGTATCAAATTCGTAATTTAGGACATCACCGTCAACTAATCCGTGATTATTGAATTCTACAAAATCTTTAAATGTGTTGATTCCTACTGGTTTTACAATAAGAGTTCTACTTCTATAATTTTCTCCAGAGTCCTCTACATTAACTCTAGAAATAGTCGTTTTCTTCTGATAAGTCCTAAGGATATGAACACCACTATTTGATGATGCAGCATCCTCAGAAATCGTAATTGTGTTGATACCGTTTACAGCATCATTCTTATTGTAGTGAATATACAGAGAATCATTATCAAATGCTCTGACATAGTAATCCTGACCACTCATGAGGGTCAGTTCAGTACTTGAAGAACCAGTTGTAGCAATACCTAAGTTTGCATTACCATTGCTGTTATAGACAATTCTATCACCAGTCACCATATTGTGACTCTTATTGAAGTTGATTAAATCATTAACTGCCTCTACATTGCCACCTGAGAGAGTGCTGATGCCACTGAAAGTGACCTCACGGTATCTTTCCTCAGTTAGTGCTCTACCTCTCGCTCCAGATCCATTACCACCATATATCTCAACAGTGATAATCTTGTTAATATCAAAGTCAAATGGGTCAATAAAAACATTAGAAATTGTTCCAGCAACACTAACTAGCGCAGCTGCAGTATTTGCAGCACTGACAAGAGGATCTTCGATAGTGATACTTGGTGGATGCATGACATCATACCCATCTCCACCACTCAGAATGTTAATTCTTTTCAGTGGACCATAGAAAACTGAATCAGCACCTTTGTAGTTAAGAACTTCCGTACCATTTGTAAGCATGGCAGTGTTGCCATCGGCAGTTCTTTCCGATGTAGTCTGTGCTTCTTTACCACTCTTAAGATCTTGCTCAAGAATAAATCTACGAACTGGTCTAGATGGGAAAATACTTCTGGTTCCTTGAGAACTCAGAATAAAATCATGTGTACCAGTCCCAGTCGGAGGGTTGAAGTATTCTGGAAGATTTGCTTTAGTAAATGCTCTAGATGCATACAGTTCGATGCGGTTAGCGGGACTGAGAACTTTTACAATATAATTTCCTTGGATAAGTCCAGCAATAGGAATTCCATTAGGAACATATGTAATTTCATCACCAGTTCTGAATGGAACATCATTTGTAAATGCAACTACAGAATATGCATCTTCTATGCTATTGTATCCATCAAAGTTGCCAAGAGCGACAGATGGATCTACCAAAGTAGATCTAATTTTGTCGGAAGAAATTAGATAACTTGGTAAAGAACTTGATGCAACATATGCTTCTCTTTTACCACTATCGGATTCGTTCTCAGTTACGATATAAGTATTATTAATGTCAGATAAGAGTTGATCTTGTCCGCCTCTAATTGGTACAATAGAAGAATTTGCTTTTTTCTGTACTCTTCTAATATCGTAATTGAGAGATGTGTTTAAAGTTGGAATTGTACCCGATATAGTGATCGTATTAGTAGAGGTATTGATAGAAGCGACTGTTAACCCAGTTGCATATACTAAATCACTATTTCTACCGACAATCTCAATTTCATCAGCAATTCTAAGACTAGCTTTGTTAATATTGCCAACTAATACAAAACTAGAACCAGAAAATAAATCTATAAAATATCTTGCGGAAGTGTTGTATACCCAGGAGTTATAAAAGATCTCCTCGTAACTTCTATTATTTTCAGGATCGTCAATATACCTTCCTAAGTTTCTAATTTTAATAGATGATGTTTCATCTAAGTTTTGGAGTTGTTGATTAGTTAAAAACTGGTTCAGAACACCAGTAACTCTCATTTCAACCTTTTTAGTAAGGTCTCCACCTTCATAACCAAAAACAATGTTAGGTGAAGAGATTTTTGAGTTATTTGGGATAGCAGTTGCAATAGATGGATTTACATCAAAGAACTGATTAATACTTTTAGTCGAATATGTTAAGGTTTGGGAATAACCGTTTTCAGGATCACCAATATTCAGAGTACCCGTGCTAGAAAAACCAATAGTTGAGTCTACAGTGATTACAGATGCACCAAGTCCAACTAAACCAATATTTCTAGTTCTACCAGGAACTTTGAATTCTCCATCAGTAAGAGATCGCTCATCAAAACCTGTAAACAGGGAAAGTTTAAAATAATTGTCTCTAATTAGCGAAACTTCGGAAATAGGACCAGATGCCGCTCTAAAATTATCATTATTGGGATCATCATCTTGAAAGAGAGTTTCTCCGACAAGATTTTCAGGATCTCCTGAAATTAATTCTACGGAAATAGTTTTTCTACGAACATAATTTGCAAATGACGGTTTAATGAGATATTTCTCAAGATCGTTGATTTTTGGTTCAATACCAAATAATGCTTTGAAGAGAATTTTGAAAGAATCCTGTGTTCCCTTCGATTCGTATAAACTTCTTGCTTCTTTGACGAAATTATTGACATCTAACTGTGGTGATAAAGTTACTCCCTCTAATCCGGGAGTATACATCGTTTTTAACTTTTTATAGAACTCTTTCAGAAAAAGAGCACTAACATTTTGTACAGAATCCCCAGTAGTGTGAATTCCAGCAGTAGTTTGCTCCCAAACTAGATTGGAAGGATCATTAGGAGTGGTATAAGTGCTGATTCCACTGAATCCCCTGGTACATCCAGAAAAAGTAGTTTGAGTTTTTTCTGCATAGGTAATAATCTCATTATTGATCTTAATCAGACCATGGTTATTAGGGTATCCGTCAGTATTAGTTACATTGATCGTATCATCACTTGCTGAGATGCCAGAAGTCAGATTTGTGACTCCTCTAATGACATCTACAGTCAAATTATCAATTTTGATGTACGCATCAATATTTTCAGCGATGTCAGAAGGACCACCCTGATAATCTTGTGAGATATAATACTGTTTTAAGAACTCAACAAACTTGGGGTTCTCAGATACAGCAAATTCGGGTACAGATTCAGATATAACCTGATATGTCTTTACCCGTGGACTTAAGGGGGAGTTTGTCTCGATCATCCTACTGTCTAATTAGCGATCCGTTGGAGTAGCTAGATGTAACTTGATATCCAATGCCAGAAATTTGCTGACCAGAGGATATAGTGTCTCTCACGATATTTATCTCAGATTTTGACAAGTCTAGTGTCAAGTAAATATCTTTCAACCCAATAACATCATTAGATTCTGGATATGCTTGCACTTCGATGATTCCATTACCCTTTTCAGTAGAAGTAATCTTAACAGCATTCAGTAATATTTCACCTTTTATGTAATCTATCGTTCCAGCTGACTTGACAACAACTTCTGCGCCGTCCCCTTCAATTTTTGCAGGTTTGAAAATAGCAATATCGCCAGTTCTGCCATCAATTCTCGGAATATCGGTAAGATATACTTTTTCAGTGACTCCTGCAATGGTGAATGCGGTAGATTTGACTGTTCCGCCACCTTCTAGAATGTGGAACTGGTTTCCGAAGCATAATTCATATTGTGCGACTTGATCAACCAGTGCTTTTAGGTCACGACGAATGGTGACCCTCATAATATTTGATGTAATCGAGTTATTTGTATTATCTACAATATTTTGTGATTCAGAATACTTAAATCTTCCACCAAATCTATTCAAATTAGCAGAATTGCCATATGCAGTCAAAGATTGAGTAATTTCTGCCTTTAATTCACTTGCATCGTCAAAAACAGAGTTGTTATAGTAGACACTAGTGTCAAGTTCAATATACAGAATTCTCAGATCTTCAATTCTTTGGTTAATTCCAGCAACTGCATATTGTTTTAATTTATTAAGAATATTCTGCTTAGTAAAGTCGGATAAGAATGTACCATTTCTAGGTTTGATACTCAAAACTACAGTTCCGAACTCTGGTGGGTCTAATTCTTCTCCACCGACCACAGAAATTGATTCTGTATTAGGATAAATGTCTTGAACGATAGCTTCGTAATCTCTCGGTGTAACCGCCCTGTTCTGTGCGGAGTACATTCTTGGTGCATAGTATCGTATAGAGTCAATTGCCTCAATGTCGGACCCATTACGGGCGTTCTGAGTGGTTGTTACGGTTACTATATTGGAAGATGTTAAACTCTGCTTAGCATCGTTCTGTACATCACCAGAGAAAAAGAAATTCTTGCCTTCGTTACCATTTTTTCCATCAGTTACGATGTAACTAATATCGACAATATCACCCTGTTCTAATTTTGTACCAAAAAGACCATCACCAAACAACATTTCATATGTTTCGTTCGGTGCTTCTTGAATCAAATAGATATTTGACTTGTCAGTTATGTTAATAATGTTGTCAACCTTGGAAAATGCTAATCCAGCAGACGCACCAGACTTTCTAACCTCTACTCTGAGAGTGTCAATATCTACATTTGGGTTGTCAATGATAAATCTTTGATCTGTACTACCACTTACCACCCATTCTTTTGTTAAAACAGTCCCTTGGAGCACATTAATGTTCTTAAATTGTGCTGTACGCGGCGGATTTGCTCCTGCAGTGCCTCCAGTATCAATTGGACTGGTTGCAATGATGTCTTCTGGGATAGAAAATACGAAATTTGTATCGTTTATAGCGCCAACACACACTAATCCTTTCTTCAGAGTGACAGTTGTGCTATTTCCGTTAAATTTAAAGTCAAAATTGACTATTGCCTGTGCTGCCTTTCGTGATTTTGGAACATATCCAATGTTTCTAGCAAGAGAAACCACATTTTCTCTTAAAACTGCGGAATCCAAGAAGGATTCGTTAGCAACCATGTTGCTATTGAAAGCCGTCAGGTAAGTATTATACGCTAATATGTCAATCAAGACCGACATATTCGATCCTTCAAAGTCAAAATCGGAAAAATCCGAGTTTGCCCTCAAGTAATCTTTGATCGATCCTTTGACTTGATCAAAATTTAGGTTAGTATACTTAAAAGATGGCATTTTTTTACCTAGCTGGTTCTAAAATAAAGTCAAAACTTTGACTTGGGAACGCTTCGCCCACAATGTCATAGTTAATTGTCACCTCAAAAGCATTATTATCTGGTCTTGGACTGACCTGAACGGTAGTATTTGCAATTCTACCTTCAAATCCCTTCAGAACATCGAGAATTTGCTGAGCAATAACGCCCGATGTTGCATAGTCTACAAAATCAAAAAGGGAAGAGGTAACATTAGTTCCTAAAACAGAACTAAATGGACGCTCTCCCACAATAGTTTGCACCAAATTCCTGACAGCACGCTTAATTGCGTCCTCATCTTTGAGAACTCTTATGTCTCCACTAACAGGATGAGGCTCAAATGACAGTGAAATATCTTTGAATGCCTTTGATTTTGATGAAGCCATCCTTAGGCACTATATATCGAGATTATTTATAGTCACTCTTGGAGAAGATTGGGTTCTGTCTCATCATTTTTATAATCACCAGCTACTTCACGGATAATTTTGTCTGATTTACGATCAGATTTAACTCTCCATGAACCACCAACGCCACCGTCCATATTTACAATAAGATCGAGCTCGTCTTCCATTTTACTATTATAATATTGTAAGATTATTTATTCCTTCTTCTCTGATTCTGTCTCCCAGAAATAATCATCAGTATTACCTAAGCGACCCCATCTAACACCATTCTCTACTTGGAAGTATTTTGTACTTACCTTAAAATCAGGTGTCTTGGGATTCTCTGGTGTAATTGACAAATCATAGATCCGAGTTCGGTTATTAGGATACAAACAGAACTGACCATTATCTAGTTCAATACAGTTATGTGACTTATGTTCGTCAGGGACTTCACTTACATTACTATTTGTAGTATCGCAATCTGGATGATAGTTGTCCAGAGTGAAGCAGTATTCGCCCTTCATTGATCCAAAGTTGCGTGTGCGTACTTGGAAATCCATTGACCCGATAAACTGCTTCTCAAGGCATCTGACGCCATAGTCCATACAGTTCCAGAACTGGAGGTTAGGAAGATCCAGATCGGGCGTCGGCGTTTCGGGGCGGGATAAAAATGCAGAGATCGGTAGTTTATCAAACATTGCTCCATACTCAGGTAAGTATGTCTCAAAATAAAAAGCGCGTCCAGGTATCGATTTACACGATACCCAAACGCCCTCTACAAACTCACCAAATCCATCTTTAAGATCTCTAAGGTATTCTTTACGAACCCAGACCTTTTGTGCAGGAAGATTGATGATTAATTGACTCACTTACCTTGTCCACGATATCGCTTCCGAGCCGCGTTCGCGCTCGTCGCGCTAAGTTTTGTATGCTTGCCATCCCCTTGACGAGTTTTTTTGGGGGTGGCTTGGATAAATGATCCACCGAGCAACGATTTTTTAACCTTAGCCATTTGGTTCCTTCATAGTATGTTTAATGTTATCGGGATGAGGAGTACCTGTCTCATAAAATGAGATAGCATACTCCTCCATAAGATCCATGAACTCGTCTTCACTTACATCGGTGTGCTTCTCAGACCCATCAACATAGATTGTGTAGACTGTCAGTGCCATCAGATAACACGCATCTTCTCGTGACCAACTCTAATACGAGGGTCACACCAGATCTCGATTCCTGCTTCGATAGCATCCAGACAGAAACTCACATCCTCTCCACACATGTCCTGAACATCCCCAGACTCGAAGACTTGCATCTTGGGTGCAAACCATGGATACTTCATTTCAGCATGCTCAAAGACGCCGTGCTTAATGAGTACCCATCCGAATCCAGTGTAGTCTACCGTGAAAGGCTTGTTACGCTTGGACATCGTTTCACCAGTCTCATGATTCATGACACCACCGTTGTTACGGAAGTCTCCTTCATCTAACCAATGTGCAACAGATG